GAACCTCCCTCAAGGCTCGGATTAAACCAAATACCGGGTTGCGTCGGGGTAGCGGTACCTGGAGGATTTGGCGGGAAGTAAATTCCAGGAGCTGATGCTGTCGCAGTACCCGGAGGGTTTGGCGGGAAGGTGATCCCGAAATTGCCGAACGTTTGCGGGAAGTGGAGCGCGGAATCATTCACATCACTCCAGTACGGGTCTAGCGTCGAGAGCGCTAGCGAATATAGCGTCACGTCATTAAGGCCGACCTCAGGAGTATTGAGTCCTGATGTCGTATAGACCGCTACCTGCCGCGCCGAGCCATCCGGGCGCGTTATCCGGAGAGTACCTGGCGCTGGCTGCTCGTTACGTCGGTTATAGAATGCCCGCACTATCTGATCTAGCAAGGTATAGTAGGCGAACTGATCTTCATTAAAGGACCGCGCCACGATAATTGCGAGGCCAATCGTCCCGATCGCCGGCAGGTAAGTCAACGGTAGCGACGTACCGTCAAGCAACGGGATAGACTGCATCGCTACCGGAAGGCCCTCGATACCGGCGATAGCCGAGCAAGTGTATCCCTTAGACATTGAACGGTCTGACAGGTGCCAGGTAACCCCATCAGGATCGACATAATCAATGACTAGCGGGATAGGTGCTCCCGTATTTGTCTTCGGGACTGCCATTAAGATCGCCTCCCCGGCCGACTTAGCTGCCCTTGCGTAAAGGACATCATATGGAACGCGGTACGGACTTCAGCTTGGATTGCCTGGCCGGTAAGGCCGTCGAAGTGTGCGTGATATTCCGGCCCACGCCCACCGTCGAGCGCGGCAAACTGTTCCGCGGTCAGGACACGTTCCGGCTTCCCGGTATTGTTCATTGCGAGCGTTACGCCCGGAGGGAGCCAGCCACCAGTATCATACCCGTGACCGGAACCCATGCCCATACCGCCACGCATAAGGCTTGAGCCATATCTATGCTCGGCGTAGTTGATAGCCGCTGCGACGTTAGCGAGCGGGTCAAGAATATTGCCGGATGTACCCCGAACATGATACTGCGCGAACGTTCCAGGAATTACCTGTAGCAGACCCTGGGATGGATGCCCGGCCTTAGCGTTCGAGTCCCACAAGTTGATAGCGTTCGGGTTACCACCCGACTCTGTCTGCATCTGGTATAGAACCTGACCGGCTAGTGACTGCGGAAGATGGAGCATAGTCAGCGCCTTGCCGACAATCCCGGCCCATCTAGAGACACCACCAGAGCCACCGCCAGAAACAGCACTGAATACCTTCCCAAAGAATCCACCGACATTCTTGATGCCCGCGGCAGCCCAGCCTAGCGCACCGCCCAGGAAGTTAGCCAGCTTCGCGGTCATACCGCCGACCATCCCCTTGGTAACGAACGATAGGATTGCCTTAGGCCAGCCACCGAAAATCTTGGCGGCAAACTGCTCGATATTCTTGCCCTCGGAAATCATGCCGTGGAAGATACCGGTGATCAGTTCCTTGCCTATAGGCTTCATCGATGTCGCGGCAGAGTGGATTCCGAACAGGCTCTTGATATGGTCGACTATGGGGTGATAGATATTGGTACTTATCCAGCTGCTGATATCCTTGAGAGCGGTGGTGATGCCGCTGAATAGTCCGTGGATTATGTCGCCACCGCCGGTAACGAATACCGTCTTGAGCAATCCAAATGCAACACCAACGGCATCAGTCAGAGTCTTCCAAGCTGTCTTGAAGATATCCTTCAGAGAATTCCAAACCTGCATAAACGCAGTCTTGATGTCATCCCAGGCTTGCTTCCAGTGTCCGGTGAATATGTCGAGCGCGACGTTGATAAAGCCTACGATAATATCCCACGCTACCTTGAGCGTGTCCTTTATTAGAGTCCATCCAAACTTCCACATAATTTCGACAGTCTTCAAGGCAGCACCAATTACTCCCTTGAGGATATCGAGCCCTGCCTTGGCTAGACCCTTGACGTTATTCCAGAACAAAGTCCAGGCTACCTTGACTACAAGCGCGACTGCCTTGAATGCGAATTCAATTACCCTGAGGCCAACCTTAATCGAGATTCCGATACCATGTATGATAGGACCAACTACGTTCTTGACAGCAGTCCACAGAGCATGCCATACTTGCTTGACTTCCGTGCCGTGCTGCTTCCACCAGTTATTGAATGATGCTAGGCCGAAGTGGATGAGCTTGCCTACATCTTTGATACCAGCCTCAGTAGCATGGGCAGCGCCATCCCATCCAGCCTTGAAGGGAGCCGCTATATTATCTCCAAGGTGCGCCGTATCGTGACGGAGACCGCCCCAGAAACCAGGAGCAGCACTACTAGGAGGTTTGATATTAGAGATACCTTGGTTCGTGGTACTAATAGAGTGCCTAATATTAACTGCTGCATGCGCTGCGGTCTTTGCGTGATGCGCTACGGTATTAGCGTGGGTCTTTAGATGATCTGTAGCTTTCGTTACGGTTTTGGCGTGAGTGCTAATGTGACCTGTATTACCTGTTACGGTATTGGCGATAGTCTTAAAGGTATTTGCTACCGTATGCCCTATGTCCTTAGCGCTATTCTTTATGTCCGTCCCGATAGCGCCCCAGCGGCCATGGATTACGTCACTCGCGACACGGAACACAGCGCCTATAGTTTTGAAGTCTATCTGTAGCGCCATAACGAAATTGTCAAAGTAAACCTGCGCGCCGGTCCATACACCCTTCCAGAAATCCTCGAAGTGTGCGATCCACTTCCACACTTCCTTGATATTGTAGATAACCGCGTCGAACCCCGTAGCGACAGCTCCCCAGAATGTATGGAAGCTCTCGATCCAGTCGGCTACCCTAGTCAGCCAGGCGACAGTCTGAATTGCGGCATTAACTATGCCGAACAGGAACTTGATGAAGTCGGCGAACGGTCTCGGGTTCGCCGCTACCGCGTCAGCCATGTTAGTGATGGAGTTAGCGATAGCTCCGATACCGCTAACAATGTTCGGCGACATGGCATTAAGAAGATCAGCGAACGCACTAGCTACGGCCGTAATTGAATGCTGGACGGCGGGCTGAGCGAATGCCTTGAGCAACGTACCGCCGATATTCTGAACGGCCGGCGCAATAATCCTCTCTGCGGCAGCGAATACCGGAGTCATGACACCAGTAACCTGGGTAGCTACCTTAGCGATATTCGTGAGGACCGGAACGAATGCCGCGCCAATCTTAGTAAAAGCACTGCTAGCAGTATTGCCGAAGGTCGAAAACGCATCCAACATACCTTGCTGAGCCGGGGTAATCCTATTGGCCATCATATCGGCGAGGTTTTTGCTAGCCGCAGTCTGATTAGCCTGAGCCGCTGCCACTGCCAAATGGCCTTGTGCTAGCTGAGCGGCAGTAGCGGTGCCGCTCTTCATCAGTTTATTCAGATCAGCCTGCGCAGTAGCTGTCGCGTTAATCGCCTGCGCACTCTGCATCCGGGCGGCGCTAATCTGGTCCGGTGTCGCGGCGCCAGTAGCACCCTTAATCGCGCCCATAATGCCTATGCCAGCAAGCCCGGTTCCGAGCGCCGTAACGCCACCGCCAGCCAACATCTGCCCGATAAACGGAAGCGAGGCAAGGGCTCCACCGGCAATGCCGCCACCGAGGTACGCATTCCCTCCGGCAAACGGTACCTTCCCTAGCAAACCACCCGCCTGTCCGGGAAGACCTTGGAAGAAACCACCTATCCTGCTGAAGATACCGCCGCCACCACCTCCACCAGCAGCAGCGCCTCCGCCGAACATACCCAGTAGCTTTTCGAGGTCGCCACCACCCGCGCCGAACGCCCTAAGCAGGGTCGCGGTATCGGCAGCCTTATGCCCTCCGCCAAATTCCCCGAGAAGTTTCTGTACGTCTCCGCCACCCGCGCCATACTGCGGTATCAGACTCTCAAGCGATTGCCTAACACCTTTAGCAGCATCGAGCTTTATATATCTTGCGAACCTGTTTAGCTCGCCAGTCAGGGGCACACCAGTCGTCAGGCGTTGCTCGATAGCGTCAATTATACCCGGAGTAACAGCGCCAGGAGTTCCTAGTGCTCTAGCGGCATCACTCTTCAGGAACTGGGCGAACCTACTTAGCTCGCCGGTAATAGGAACGCCACTCTTCAAACGCGCTTCGATAGAGCTGACAACATCTTGCGGAATCCCAGCAGCTTCAACCGGAACCGCGCCACCACGGGATACCAGCCCTCTAACTCTACCGAGAACGCTCTGCTGCCCGGATCTAAAACCTCTAGCAATGGAATCAGACAACCTCTTGAAGAAGCTATCCCCCTTAGCAAGTTGCGAGAAGTCAGATTGCCTGAGGAAGTCCGACATACGGACAAGTTCCTGGCCGGTACTGTTTAGGTTCGCGGAATACTTGACGATCTCGCCCATCGGCTTCTCGAATTTGACAAGATCCTTAGAGAACTTATCAGACATGTCATGGATAGCGGAGTCGGCAGTGGCAGCGAACCTCGCCCCGCCCATGTATCCTCCGAGTCCAGGATCATGGAGAAGACCCTCAGGAACGCCCATACCCCTGAACGCCCTCTGCGCCGTCTGGCCGGCCCAGACCCGTCGGCCGCCAAGATCCCGGTAACCGAAACCAAATGTCGGGCTAGGAGCAATTTCCCTCAGCAGACGCCCGAACCCTTCGCTGCTAGTAGCTAGATTATCAGAAGCCCTAATGATATCTCCAACAGGCTTCCTGAATAGCTCGACTTCCTTAGACATCGAGAAGACAGCTTTTTCGATGCCGGTTACGGAAGCTACGAATCCTGCCTCGCCGTACGGGCTAGACGGCATTGCTTCGCGGATAACGCCTTGAATAACATCCGCAACTCCACCAGAACCGGACGCGAACATCTTCGCACGCGCAGGCCCCATACTAGTGATATCCTGGACTATCTCACCCATCCCAAGCGGGATGTTAGCAAATGATGGCCTTCTTGCTGCCGCCGCTTGATCTCTAGCAAATTGTAGCGCCTTGGCCTCAACGAAAATATCGCTCATCGACGGCATTGCCGCAGCGGCGGCCTGCTGCTGAGCGGCGGCGATAACCTTATCGGCAGCTGATCCACTGAACGGAATTCTCGAAAACATACCGCCAGGAACGAGCGCACCAGTTATGGCCTTGCCACGAATCTTGGAAAGAGCAGTTTCAAAATCCGCGAGCGCGCCCTGCGTATCGAAATCGACCGGGATGTCGATACCACCAGCCGCCTCAGCTCTCAGCGCCGCGACCCTAAGCATAATCTGGTCAATGGCACGAGCCGCATCGCCTTTGTCAATCAGAGGCTGATCGTGAAGAGCCTTAATCTCCGCGCGTACCTCTTCAATCTTCCGCTCGACGTCAGTGACATCGCCCTCGACCTTTGCCTCTGGCAGGTTATCGAGTGCCTTCTTTAGGCGAGTCTTGAAGGACTTCTCAAACCTACTAGCTGATTTGTCACCTCCCTCTGTCATCTTTTCTTCGATGCGATCCGACATCTGATTGCCGGCTTCATCGCCGACACGTTCTGCCGCAGGTACGATCTGGTCCTTCAGCTTCTGCTCGATACCCGTAGCATCAGGGACGACGCCTACAGTTACGCTACCGACTTCGGTATCACGAGCCATAACGCATCTCCCCTCATAGCCGGGCTATTCAACAGCTCACGGATCTCGTCATCACTCATATTGCGCATACGCGGGTCTAGCGTCCGGATCTCGCTGATGCGCATGAGCTTCCCACTGTGGCGCTTTGCAGTGCTGCCTGGACGCCGAATAGGATCTGGCCTCTTCGGAGGATTCTTCGCATGTACGGCCGCGTACATCCAAGCGAAATTCCGAAGCTCATCGATGAGCGCGGCTACTAGTGACTCAAGAGTACTCCACGGAGCGCGCGCAGAGTCGCCAGTCGCCTTCGCCAGTTCAGTCTCTGGCGTAGCGTTACGAATCGCGGTATTCAATGCACCCTCCGGCGGTAGATGCTCTACGAGTACCAGTAGCCTACGCCACGAAAGACCCGCGCCAAGACTAGTGATTGGTAGGTTGTAGTAGCGCTGTAGGTCCGCTTCTAGCGCCTCTGGGAACCTCTCTGTGACCCAGAGCGCCTTCCTGATTTTCCCATGTTCATCCTGGACTGCCGGCCGCACTCGTCAAAGACTGCCTCGACCTGGTAGTTACGGAGGTCTGCGTCGACCCAGGCGGCGAACTCGTTATCATCCTCGATAACTTCTCGCGCCCAGGTGTCCCAGTCCCCGCCCGACGCCGCGCGCATGGCCGTTGACGACCAGTCCTTGGCGTGCTGGATATGGATGACGTGACCCGCAAGTCGTACGGTGATCCGCTGACCAACGCGCTCCTTGCGTAGCGACTCATCTAGCAAGTCGAGGTCGACATCGACCTGTACTTCATCCTGGGGCTCTTCTGCTCCCTTGCCCCATTCAGGGTTGAGTTGCTCGGTCATGAGAAGTACGCCGATACGTCCTTGCCGTAGTCGATGCAGCGCTGCATGACGGCGTTGTTCTGGGTTCCGATGACGCCGGGATACATCGTGAACGTCATGTCCGTCATCGTGATGTCGCCCTGCTGGGCCTGGTCGTTGCCGCGCGCCGTTACCTTGGCGTGAGGCGCGTACAGCCGCTGCCGCTTGGCGCCGTCGATCGAGTCGAAGATCAGCGAGTAGCGGTTGTCGGCCGGCGGGTCCGGTAGGGTGTACAGAACCTGGTTCGCCAGGAGCGGCGCGACCGGCGTAGTCGGCGGGTTGAGCGCCGAGTTGGCGAGCGGGAAGAGAGTCACATCGTCGTACAGCGCCCGGACGTACGGGTTGAGCGCCTCCAGGAAGGTACACTGCACCGTCTTGACACCGCCCGTAAGGATCGAGCGCACAGGCGTGAGGATGCCGGCGGCCGGGATGTCCTTGATGGTCTCGTCGAGCTTGAAGATGTACCCGGCGACGTCCACCCAGCCCATGCAAACGTACTCGCCTGTGCCGAGTGTCGAGGGGTCTTCAAACGCCACGGGCGGCGTTGCGTTGTTCTTGGTGCCGACCCACACGACGACATCGCCCGCTGCGTAGAGCAGCTCATCGTCCTTGTACTGGCCGGTGCCCGGCGTCGGTAGGCCGGTGAGAGGTACGGGAAGGTCGAACTGATTCGCTGCGTCCTTGTTGCTACCGCGCGACTTGCGCTCGGTGCTAGCTTCTGACATTTCACCCTCCTAGGTGAATCTTTCTATGCGTGAGTTTGTAGTTCGTACGTTGCGTTGAAACGGACGTAGTTCTGGTTCACCTCCGGAAGTTGTCGGGGACCTACTACAGTGAAAGCGTGCTGAATAACTCCGTTCGAGACAACCGCGCTGGCTAGCGACAGTATCTGGGATTGTATGGTTCGTGCCGCAGCCGACACAGTCCCAACCTGAGACTTAGGTCCGAAGACGTCAATATCAATAACAGGACGGTCAATTCCAATATTGCGGTTAACGCCACCGGAACGCTTGAGCCGCACAACGATGTCCGAGGAATCCCCGGCCGGTAGGGAAGTGACAAATCGCCAGGTCGACGGGTTAATTGGGATTAGTACGTACATGAGCATCGTTTCCGGATCGGGGAATGGCCTAATCGTCGCGCTCATCGCCCCCACCTCATGAACGCCGCACGATGGAGGATATGATACGGCTCATTACCTTTATTACCGTACTCAACCCAGAACGCTTCTGGCGAATCGTTGTAGACGAGTACCTGCGCCCGATCGCCCTTTGAACCTCCATACCGCCGCGACCGGATATGGAAGCTGGCCTTGTAGCGTCCAGGGTACCTCGTGTCCTTGCCCCAGTACTTTCCCTCATAGACTGGGGCCATAACTTGCGCCCTCAGCTTGATCTCTTCGCCGAACGGCCGTAGGGCTTCCATCATCTCGAACGAGTTCAGCATGATCCCGACGCCGCGATGGTTTAGCGTGAACTCTACTTGCCTGCCCATTCTAGGGTCATACCTACGCCGCGCAGCCATAAGACCGACACTCCAGATATCTTTACTGCCGTAACCCGGATAGGCGAAGGACGCCCAGAGAACGGAGACACCCATTGACTAGGGACTCCCTGTATCTCATACTCAATGCCCTGGAAGATAATGGCGTCGT